CATCGGCTGGCTCTGTTTCAAAGACCATTACCGTGTTTGCCCTTTGGACTACTATCTCAGCAGACACAGTCATTTCTTGATCAAACACAGTAAATCCATTGATTCCCTTACCCCCACACCTAACACCAAGCCATAAAGGACTTGTTACGTTACCTGGATCTTGCTGTATAAACTGAAAGTACATCTTAAAGAGACCCTTCCCCACAGTATCATCAGCACGTTTATATGCCCCATCTGCGTTTGTTGGAGATGTAGCATTTGGGTCTAAACCACTGCCTGTAGGGTCAACAAAGTTAGTATTGTAAATACCGACAGGGTCAGCCCCTGAAGAGTATGTTGCGGTAGTGTCTATGTTAGAGGCAGTCCAAAATTCGTGGAAGTCACTGTAGTCCTCTGACACTACAAAGCTCCTGTCTAGCTCCCATTCTCTTACTGGCCCACCACCACCCTCAGGTCTAAAAAACTTAAACTTCATGTCTATGACTGAACCTGCAGGCAGGTCATAGTTACTTGTTGTGCCGCCAACAGTGTCGTATGTATAGCATGGGTATGATAAGGCCCATACATCATCCCCTTCCACTTTTGAGTCAGATGCTCTTGCCCTTAGTCCATAGTCAATTATAGAGTCGCTAGAAACCTGAGCAGAAAAATTGGTCGCCTTGATTTGCATGTATAGCCCTGCCAACTGCTCGCTGTCTTCCCCAAGCTCTTGCTGTCCATTTAAAAAGTCAGAGCTTTGTGCCTCTACGCCCAGTACCGTGGTCTCAACCAAGGACGTTAAAGCACCCCTTGTGTCTCTCTTTACCCTGAGCCTGTCGCCAACCTTCACCTTGTTCGTGTTGTCACCCTCTAGCTTAAAGTGTGTTACGTTGTCAAACGGGTTTGTGTAAAAGAAGTTGCTATAAACCGTCTCGTACCCAACCTTACTTGGCTTGACTACAAACTTATACTTAGTCGCCCATGTTGGTGCGTAGTTCTGTACTGTGGCCTGTATCTGGTTCTTTGTTAGACTCGCACCAGGTGGAACAAATATAGTGTTGTACTCAGATACCAAGACGGTAGAACCCCTGCCGTACTCATCTAGGTATACAATCCCAGTCTCAAAGTCTCTGTCACTGTGTAGGCTTGATTTATTTATGTTGTTAGTAAAGCCCACCCTAAACGAACTGAAGCTAAAGTACTCGTATATGTCAGTAGATGGAGTAGTACCTGTAGAGTACTTCATTGCCAGCGTCTGTAAAGTAAAGGTAGTTTCCCCAGAGGTAGCACTAATAGCAAATCCCTCCTGTGCAACACTACTTGTAATAGAACTTATGATTTTTGTAAACACACAACCGCCTGCACTGGGTGCTACTAATCCTGCGTTGAACCTATCCGTTAGAGATATGCCCTCGTCAGCCATCCCTATTGGTTCAAAGTTTGTGTTTATCAAAGTTCCTATAGCATTCTCAAAATCTGCTGAATTAACAAAGTCAAAGACATTTGCATAGTCCTGTGTGAGGTTTATGGTGACATTTATGTTAAGCGGAGAATTACTAAACCCAACATTATCGGTGTAACACGTATCAGTAGTTGTACCGTTTATAGTAAAGTGTTCAATCCTTATATCAAAAGCTAACTGCGCCCCCCTTAAGAGTTGGTCTTCTACCTCTGCAAGGTCTACTGTGGCTAAAGAGTTAGGCACATCAATAGTTGCTGATGGGTTTATAGTATAAGGAACACCAGGACTTACGGATGAGTTTTCGAGTACAGCATTGTCTAGGCTTATAAAACTTAACGATGTAGTGAATAGTGCTGTAGAGTAGTCTATGGGAATGTTCTGTCCGTTTATGTTTACTATGTCATACCCATCGGTATAGTTACCGTATATCAGCCTGTTGCCCATTATTGTTTGGGCCTGTGCCTTTAGTGGGACGTTGTCGTACAGCCTCAGTAACTCATCCGATCCTATCACAGAGTATATCTTACTGTTCGTGAACACATACTCCTGCGTTGCGTTGTCTGCCCAGCCGTAGTCTTCCTTCTTGAACCTCTCTATTACATATATCCTGTTAGTGTTAGAGTCCTTATACAGCAAGTCAACTTGAACAACCCTGTCACTCCCTGTGCTAAACTTTACCTTAGCACCGTTGAATGCATTAGACATACCAGCGTTGTCATAGCTTCGGGTATCGAACCTAAAGTTTGATGGCTGGAATGCAGGCAGGCTGAACAAAGAGGTCGCACTGTACTCGTTGTTTATGTACCTGTACCTGTAGGCAAAGCTTATAAACCTGTCCTCCAAATAGTTTTCTCCACCCACCACATTAATTAACTCAAACGTAGGTGCTGTCAGTGGAACTTCGCCAGTTGCTGTCTGGTCTTCAAAACCAGGTGGCTTTAGTATAACAGATATATCCTCCTCCTCTATGCCATCCACATCCCCTGAAGGAAAATCGTATGTGTCGTTTACATTTATTCTCCTTGGTGGATTCTTTCCGTCCGTAAAGAACAGTAAGTCCTCTATCTTATCTACGCCAGTTATTAAATACTCTGGGTCAAACTTTAATACGTCAAGTGTTATCACATGGTATCTGAGCTGATTGTTCTGCGTGTTAAACGACACCACCATGTCAACTACACCATCGGTAGCCACTGTGTTAGCGGGGTCATGAACAAACCAGTACATAGTCTCCAGCTGCCCATCGTCATACGCACCTAGGCATGTTGCCGAGCTTGACAGTGACTGCCCACCATACTCTAATGTAGTCAAGGAGTTGTTACCCTTTGAGTTCTCTACAGCACCTATCTCAGTGTTTTCAGTAGAACCCAGACGCACGTTTATAGCATCTACATATTCACCTGGTGGAAGGAGTCTCTCGTCCACAGACTTATTCATCCTACCTGCAATAAAGTTTGTATTTATTATTGGCATATTATTATTTTATCCATTTATCCTTGCCCCTCATGTTCATCAGAAGCCTGCCAGGGTGTATGTTACTAAGTCTTAATTTTGCGTTCCTTAGTAGTGATGACTTGTCTCTCCTTGCCCTGTTCACTACATACTCTTGTACACCAAGCCTACCGTTTAAGATAGAGTACCGTATGTACGCATATATGTACTCCTCAAATAACTTATTTAAACTAACAGACGCATCGTCTCCGTTCTCCATTCCGTCAGAGACATACTCTAATACCACTGACCTCATACTACTCCCAGAGCTAAAGTTTATTACCCCTGCCTTCTTGTCTACATTAAACGTAGGGTTTGAGTTTGCTGTCTCTGTATTCAGACCAAACCTTGCACCAACTTGGTAGTCAAAGTACCAACACCCGTCTACATTCCATCCCTCCTGCCCGTCATAGACACTGTTTGAGTTTAGGTATATACTCCTTGAGCCACCCCTTATACGGGCTAGATCTATTTCGCTGTCCTGAGGGCTTAGTACGTTGCCGTCTTGGTCGAATAGTAGGTTGGCATCGTTGTCTTGTAGGTATGCCTTGGCATAACTTGTCTGTATGTTTTCAGTCAGTGGACGCAGTACGCCATTCCTCCACTCAGATATCCTAACCCAGTTCACAAAGTCGGATGGCAAAACAAACCTATGGCTGCTGTCTAAGTCTAGCTGCAGTATCTTTATCTCCTTGAGTGCATCGTAGTTTAACTCCTGTATACCACGCTTTGCATGGAACAGTACCTGAAACCTGTTCAGGTTGTTAACCAACTCGTGGTTTCCTTGGTATATAAGCATGAAGTTATTAACTATATCCTCTAGTGTTACATACTGGTATGATCCCCAATTCGCATCGTTTGGGTTTCCCTCGTTGTTGTGTAGTACTGGTACTGATTTATATATGCCATCTTAACTTGTTTCTTGTGTATCTAATGCTTCCTGTCCCTGTGCAAACTGTACAACATCTGCCTCCCTTATTTCTACTCCCGCATACTGTAAAATCTTATTAACTAAGTTAGGTTCATCTGAAAGCGGTAGCTCAAAGTCTTGATACAGACTATCAGATATATTGAATATAGGGTCGCTACCAGAGGTCTCTAAGTAAGTCCAGCTAGGTGTAAACGGATACCTGATATACTGAGCTAGTACCTGCCCCTGTTCGTGTACACTAGATGGGTATATCTTAGAGCTTAATGCGTTCTGAATATACGCAGGGTATGTCAACGTTGGCTTGGTTAGTATAGAGTTGTCCAGTAAGGTTATCTTAGCCTGTGTTACTTTCTCTGCTTCCTTTAAGTTATTAGGATTATATACTGCATAGTCTATAGGAGACGAAATAATATTTGTACTTTCCACCTGAAGCTGTGTCTCTGACACCACACTCTCCACTAGTGTGTTTGTTGGTACACCCCCAATACTATACCCAACAACATCTCCTGGAAGTACTCCGCTTGTTACAAAGGTAGCGTTTGTGTCTATTATCTCGTTCTGACCAACCGCAAAGCTGGTTGTAGTACCCGTAGCCCTAATCGTTTGGTAGACTAACATCTTGTTAAGTAGGTAGTAGTCACTTCCGTTTAGTGTTGCGGTAGGTAAAAGGTACGAGCTTTTATTTAATGTAGCCGTACTCTGATTTTGTAGGGGTGCTAGTACCGTAAACGTGTCTATAACCTCCTCTAGTCCCTTTACTATATCTGCGTAACCAGTCCCTGAAGACCTGTTATTTTCTCTGTTAATCCAGTTGTTGTACTGATAGAAGTAGTCCTCAAACAAGTCCATCTGTGCCTGTAGGCAGTATAAGTTAAAGTCTTGGGGAGATAGATATCCGTAATTGTTTTTATTGAGTACAGCTAACACTGTATTTCTCACAGAATTTATCATCGATATTCTTTTTTACAAAGATAACAAAAAAAAAGAGGCCTAATTTTTTAAGCCTCTCTCTCTTTCTGTTTAGTTAACGCTACTATGCATTAACAATACTCGTCACTGCCTTTGGTAGAACCATCTCGAAGTACGGATTCTGCCAAGAAGTTGCAAGGGCTACCTCAGTTGCCTTGATAATTGCTAAACAAACGTCACTAGCTACTTGAGCTGCTGTAGTAACAGTAGTAGTAGTACCGTCCGTGTATTTAACAAGAACCGTTGTATCAGTCGCTGTCGGAGTAGTTATAGTCTTAATTCCTGTAAGCCCTATAAGCTGTCCTTCAACTGCACTAGCATTTGTAATCTTTAAAAACTTTACCATGATAAAAATTTTATGGGTTAATAATAGTCACAAATATAACTGTTATTAACTATTGCTACTTAAGCGTTTCTTTAGTAGCTTGTAAGTCTCAATGCCATCATCTGTCTGGAACAATGAAGCCACAATGTAGTACGGGTCTTCACCAAACGGAACGGTTAGTAGCTTAGTTTTATTCTTTGGTAGGTTAAAGTAAACGTCTTTACCTGAGTTCCTGAATGACAGGTAAGAGTTATTAAAGAACTGAACAACATCATTGGTCAGGTCTAGCATAGGATCGTTTATGGTCTCCATAAAGTCATGTGGACTGTTTCTTGCATAGACAAGTACATCCCTCTTAATCTCAGCGGTAGACATCTTGTCAACCGAAACCCCGATCAATACCCTTGCCACAGCCAATAACTTATCGCCCTTTAGTTCCTTTGCAACAATCATCGCATCAACAGCCTTCTCTACCATCTCTAACTCCTTGGACGCATCCCTTGACTTATTTACAACCTCATACACCCTCCCATTAGACGGGTGGTAGTGTAAGAACTGCTGTAGTACTTGGTTTTGTTTAGGTACGAATAGCATGCCATCCTCGAATACGATAGGCTCTAGTATAGCGTTACCATCCTGCTCGTCCTCGAACGGACTCTTTTGGTTTCTCGCATACCTCAGTGGCCTGTTAAGTCCCTTGCCCTCATCGAAGTGTAACAAAGGTGATCTCCTAGAGTGCCTTGATGACAGCATATAGCTGAGTGGCGCACGGTCTTGTTTTAGCCTGTAAGTTTTGTCTACAAACTTTTGTGTTTTTTTCATTTGATATAATTTAATTTAGAATTAAAAAAGGGGAGACTGTTACATCTCCCCTAACATTACTACTTATTATGCATCTTGGAATAAGAAGAAGTTGTTTGCGCCTAATACACAAACTGCTCTCTCTGTCAAGAAGTTTACCTCCATAGCATCCAAAGAAGATGTCCTTGCTCCACCAGCTGAACCAGTGATCCAAGTTTTATAACGTCTGTCTTCAGTCTCAGAAGCTCTGTAACGAACGTGTAAGAAAGGACGCTTTGCATTCTTTCCTAGTACCTGGTCGTATACTGTAGTCGAACCAGCAGGAACTAACATTCCGTTGATCGCACCGCCTACAAGACCACCTCTCATTGTTGGGTCGTTAAGATACTTCCAGTCAGACTTATAGAAGTCATAGCCTCTCCTGAATCCTGAGAACCCAAGATTTAAAGCCATCTCCTCGTCATTGTCAAACAGTCCATATGAAGTACCACCAGCCCCGTAAGAGTTCTGAGCAGCTAACATGTCGTCCATATCAAACGAGAAGTTTCTGTTCACGAAGAGAACGTTCTCCTCGATTGCTCCCTGCTTGTCTAGCCTCTGTATAATAGAATCAAACTCAGCAAGCGTTGTTGGATTACCTCCACCAAACACGTTACCTCTCTGACCCACTACGTAGAACACACCCTCTGAACCGTTAAGGTTAGCTTGTGATGCTCCAGCTCCAGTACCTTGGAAGAAGTCTCCTGCCCCAGAACCAGCCTCTGCAGGCACGGCCTCAATCATTGCAGTCTCCATGTAGTCCTCGAAACGTAGTCTCGTGTCATGCTCAGACTTTAGATACCAAAGGTATCCGCTTACTCCGTCCTCGCCTGATACCTCGATCCATCCAATCTGAGCCATGTCAGAACCAGAGACAGCGTACTTGTCCTTGATAATTATTGGCTTGTTGTCAAAGATTAGGTCGTCAGACTCGTTAGATCCTACCATCCCCTCAGTTCCCTTGTTGAACTCAGACCCGTAGATAAATATATCACAAGCTACACCCGCTGCCATTGTCTGTCCACCTGCCTCGTAGTAGGCTACTGTTACTTGGTTTGCCCCCATTGCTCCTGATATAGGAGCTACAGTGATCACACCCTTGTTAGTTAGGGTAGACCCAGGTGTCCTGTCGGATATCATTACCGTCTGTCCGACCCTTAATGCCGCTGAACTACCGTTAGCTAGGGCAGGGTTAAAGTTAGGCCCTGGGTCAGGAATAGTCCACACCCCAGTTAAAGCATTCACTAAACCAGCTGATGTACAGTTTTGGTACTTTACGTGTAGTCTTCCCTGCTCTGCCCACTTGATAAGGTCAGAGTTAGAAGGCATCTCTGCTCCCACTAATCTTAGGAAAGATGATACACTTCTGTTTCCATATCTCTCAAACTCTTTCTCGTAAGTATCGGGTAGATACTGATTCAAGAAATCAAAGTTTGTGATATAGTTACTTTCCAACGGCACTTGCTGTGCTGATGGCTGCAGGTCGAAACCTGGCGTTGCATTTACTGCCATAATTTTTTACTTTTTTTTTGTTAATTATTTTTTTAAACTTCTAATTTTGAGTCCCTTCCCACTGCTTGTGTCTCCAACAGAACGAATTTTCAAACCATCTTTTGATGAGAGCTGAGGTGACTTACGTACATCCATGTTTATGTTCTTGGACTTACGTGTAACATCATCAACCGCTGCTGCAACACCTTGTTCATAAAAGAACTGAGCAAACTTCTCTGGATTCATAGCAACCGATAAGGCCCTGTGGTAATCCTTTGTCTCGCTCAGTAAACCCTCCTTGTCCACAAACTTGTTTATAAAGTTGTTTACGTCAGACTGTTTGTTATACAGCTCTTCTGCTGTACCTGGTTTGTAATTAATCTTCTTTTCACCGACCTCAAATTCAAAACCTTTGAACTCGTTGTTAAACACTTCCTTAGTGCGGTTTAAGAAGTAATCATATCGCTTCTGATTTTGTTCAGCAACAGAATTAGATTCGTTTATATACTTATGATATGCACTTAAGTTTTCTTTCTGATCTTCAGATAACCCACCCCCACTTGACTCAAGAGGAATTTTATATTTATCTTTCTGTTCATTAAAAAACTTACGTGCTTTCGCAAGTTCTCTTTTCTTAGCCAGCTGTCTCTTCTTGATATCCTTGTCGTCATCAAGCTCATCATAGCCAAACTTATCATCCATCAAGTCCTCGATGTCTATCGCATCTAAACCCTCCTCATGAATAGCCATGTAGTCAGCTAGTATAGAGTTCTCGTCCATGCTATCGTAGTCCTTTTGTAGTTTATAAAAGTCCTCAATACCACGCCCAGTCTCTTTCTTATACTCAAAATACTTTAACACGTCATCAGGAAGCTGCTCGTTTGACTCTCTCGTCTCGAACAACTGATCAACTGAATCAATGTCCTTGTTATACCTTTCCTTTATATACGACAGAACACTGTCGTCATCTATAGTTAATGGCTCAGGTGCAACCTCTGGCTCTTTAGTTATAAGCTCTGGCTCACTAGATACAGTCTCTGAGTCAGCAAAAGACTCTTCATGTTTCTTGAGCAACTGCTCCTCTATCTCAGCCTTTGATTTTTCTTGGTTTCCACCAACTTCTTTTACTTGTAAATTCATTTGATTTAATTTTGTACAAAGTTAATACATATTATATAATAATATTTTAGCCTACCTTGGGTTAAACTCAGCTAGATCAAATCCATCTAAGCTGTCCTCGTTGGACTCAAAGTTTATGGGTGGAAGGTTTCTCTTCCTCTGCTCAATCATCTTAGACTGCTGCGTGTTAGCCTGAGTAATCCTGTCAGACTTAGCCTTCTCCCTTGACTGCTCCCTCATGTCTATCTGCTGCTGGTCTAATCCCCTCATCTGCATCTGGTAGCCGAACTCAATCTCCATCAACTGAGCCTTTAGCTGTGCCTCGTTCTTTAGCTTCTCAATGTCCATAGCAACCTCTGCCTGCTTTATCTGCATCTTAGCCTGTGTCTCTGTCTGTATCCTCATCTGCTCGGCTTGAGACTGTGCCATTACTTGCTGCTGCTGCATCTGTGCCGCTGCTTGTTGCTGCTGCTGTACTGCCTGCTGCTCTGCCTGCTGCTTTCTCTTTCTCTTAACCTTCAGTAGCTGGTTAGCCATCTTTAGGTTATGTATCTCCCTAATGTCAATAGCGTCCTCAAGGTTTATATCCTGCTTAGATAATGCCATCTGTATGTTCTGCTCAAGCATAGCCTTCTGCTCCTCGTCTGGAGACATCTCTAGGAATATACCAAAGTCATACAAGTAGAAGTCCCTTAGGTCTTCTAACAGCCTTAGGTTGTACTTACCAATCTGCATAGCAAACTGATTCTTAAAGTTCGAGTACTCTAAGATATCTGATGTCCTTATGACAATACCTTCAGCCAAACGCTTTGTTATATACAAGCTACTGTTAAGTATGTGTCTAGTTGCCGTGTTAGAGCTTAGTGCAGCGAGCTTCTGTACACCAACCAATGCCTGTGGGTTAGGGCTTGAAGCATCCCTTGCCTCGTTCAATCCAGTAACCGTCCTAATCATATCCATGTAGTGATTATAGTTACCTATCAGCATCTGTAGCTTACCTGACCCACTGCTTGATGTAAGCTGCTGTATCGGCTGCCTTGCGTTATTAAACTCACCGTCTTGGGTGTAAGACCTACCAACAACAGAACCTGTCTGGAAGTATAGCCTCAATGCATCCTCAGGGTTGTAAGCGTTGCCTGTACCCAAGTCTACCTCGTTTAATCCATCAGCGTCTATAAATACACCGTCTGGTACAACACGAGAAACTACCTGCTGTATCTTTAAGTGTGTCATCTGTATAAGGTCTGCAAAAGGAATCATACGCCTCACTAAAGATTCGTATACACCCTTATACATCCTTGGCGCACACGCCACATAGTTAGGCAGTGCATGCTGAGAAGCTGACTTTGGTCTTACCATGTTTTCAGCTAGCTCCCACTTCAGTAAAATGTTTGTACCCATAACCATGATACCATCGTACCATACCTCTATATTCTTTTCTACCCTCTCAAACTTACCCTCCTGCTGCATCTCAACGGGTGGGTTAAACTCATCATCCTTGGCAACAACCTTGTAACTACCGTCTGCCATCTCCTTCTTCTTGTAAACAAAAGAGTGTGTGGTCTTGTAGTTAAAGTACAACAGGGTAACTGTGTCACGCTGGAACATAGAGTTCTCGTAGTACTGAGCGTTGTTGTAGTAGTTATACCAGGACTGACTATATTTAGATATCTTGTCCATATCCTCGTTTGATATGTCGGGGTCTATCTTAACAAGTTCTGCCATGGGTATGGTCTTTACCTCACCCCAGTAGTAGCAGTCCTTGAAGTATGGATCTTCTGTATAGCTGTACACAACGTTTGCAGGGTCAACATAGTCTAGCTGTACCCCCTGTCCTGGTAGAAACTGATGCTTTGCCATACTAACGCCAAGCGTCATAAGGTCGTAGTCACATCTCTTTCTTATCTCGTTGTATTGGTTCTGATTAAGTATGGTGTCTATAGCCTCCTCCGCAGCAATCTCTATAGCTGGCTTATACTTAAGCTGCATATATAACTGAAGCTCCTCATCACTCTCAGGCAGCTCAGACTCTTCCGTCTGAAAAAGGCTTAGGTCAAAGTCTTGCTCTATCTGTTGAAACAACGGACGTGCAATCATCTCCCCCTCTATCATCTTCTGGAACTCATCCCTCTTCTCCGCTGACATAGCATCCTCTGCAAAGGCTTTCACCTTAAACAGCCTGTCGTTTAATCCGTTTACTACTATGTCTACAAACTTAGGTATAACTGGAACAGGTGTCCAGTCTAAGTTAAGGTAGCTTAGGTCTCCGTCTACCGCAATCTCGTTCTTGTACTTAGCAACAGACTGCTCACCACGGGCGTACAGCCTTAGCCTATTGAACTCCCCCCATTGGTTGAAGAACCTACATGAACTATTGTCCTTCCTGAACCACTCGTACTGTATCGCCTGCCCTATCTGTAGGCCATACTCCATCGTATCTTTCTGTGCGTCAGTAACAAACTGATCAGGAAAAGCGGCTTGATTGATTTCTATTTTTACCTCTTTCATCTATTAATTATTCTACTGCGGGAATCAGTGTTGTTATATGTTGCAAATTTAATGCTTATTTTTTTATTTTCTTTTAACGGTGTATATAGGTGTTTTTGGTTAGCCATTATAGCCAGACCTGAACTTATAGACGCATCAAACTTTGTCCTGTTGTTGATGTCAAACTTTGCCCAGTCCTCTAAGGTTCTTTCAAAGTATACGTCCCCCATATCTCCCTCAGTTCTGTATATACCAGTCTCATCTAGTCCTACATATTTTTCTATATAAGACTCAATAGCAGATGCGTGTGACTGCTTTACATCCTGAGATGTGTTAGGTATGCCACCCAACTCCTTCTCTGTCTTAGACAGCTTTGAGTAAGCCTTGTCTGGTCGGTTTAAAGAAAACCCCCTATACCCCCTGTTCTTAAAGTGGTACAGTAACCGAGGTTTATTGTTCTCACATAAGATAGGCATACCAAAGAACACACACGCCATCAACACCTCCTCAAAGAATATCTCAGCAGTCTGAGGCCTT